GGCTGAGCAACCACATCTACAGTGACGATTTCAAAGTCACTGACATGTCCGTTATGGTCGTTGACGTTACCGCTGCCACGACTACTAACACCTAATTTCACACCCGACTGCAACATGGTTTTAACCAGTTCGCCCATGGGTGTTGGTAATATTTTTAATGTGCCCATACCAGCTGGACCTTCCATCCACATTTTCTCAATCATGTGACTCACACGATCTAGATTGATTTTTAAATCATCTGGATGATCAACTTCGCCCAAAACTGAATGACCAGTTTTGATCTGTTCGTTGATGGTATCAACTGCCTTGGCAATTTCGTTTACAGGATAAACTCGCTCGTTGGCGTTACGAACGCCGCCTTCGATGCACACGCCTTTTAGTTTCAAAGTTTTGTGGCCAGAGCCATCGTGGGCTTCCTCAGTGAGCAATTCAATGCCCGCCTGAGTGAAGCTTAGATGTTCTTTTAGATATCGAGCCATATCTCTGTATTAAGCCTTGCTAACTGGTGATTTTGTATTAACACCGCTGGCTTGAGCTGTTACAGGTTTTGGAGCTGCTGCTAACTTGGAGTTAGAACCACCCTTGCCTGGTACATTCTTAAACTGACCTGCTTGTGGCAAATCGCCAGTTTTTGGAGCACTACGGCCTTGTGCTGTGTCGCCAGTCATTTTAACTGGACTTGCAGCCATGCCCTTAGCACCACTATTAAAAGCAACTACGCTTTTGTTGTTGGCACCGTCGTCACCATGCTTTGGAGCAGAAACTTTGTCAAGTGTAACGTTTTCCATCATTTGATCGTCGCCAAATGCCATTGTGTCGTCTTGGGCCATTGCATCACCGCCCAATTCGTCGCCTTCTTCACCAGCAAGATCAGACTCAATGCCACCTTCGTCGCCGCCCATTAATGACTCAAATTCAGCCATTAATTCGTCGAGCTTGTCTTCCAAGTCAACTACGCGGTCTTCGATATCGTGTTCAATGTCGTTGCCGCCTTCGATGTCGTGTGTTAAATCTTCGCCATCTTCTTCGGCTTCGTCGTCAAATTCTGCATCTGACTCATCTTCTTGCATGCCAGATTCGTCTGCTTCAACGTCGTTGATCAATTCGTCAGAAGCATCGCCACCAATGGACTCATCCATTTCTTCTTCTGATTCGTCTAATTCTTCTTCTGCAGACTCGTCTAATTCTTCTTCAGACTCCTCTTCAGCTGCTTCGTCTAGATCTTCTTCTTCCTCGTTCATGAGGTTTTCGTAGATTTCACGGGACTTTTCTACCACGATATCGTGGAAAAGTTCTTTGGCTTTCGCCTCTTCGTCATTGATCACGTATTCGATCAATTGGTCAAATTTCGATGTCATATTATCTCCTTAAAGAATGGCTCGTGGAATATTTACACGTATTAGGAAATATAGGTACTTTTGAGGTGGAAAACTGGTAGTTTATTACAGAAGTTGTAATAAAACCATAGCATTACATGGCCGGGGCGGCTGGAGGAGGTGCGTATTGCTTTTTAACTAACTTTAATTTTTCTTTGTATTCGTAACTGCGCACATCATTCATCTGGCGCAATTTGCTAATTTGACGCAGAGTTAAGCGTGTCTTGCGCAGGTTCTTTAACGTGGGCTGACTGTTATCTTGACTGAGATCTTGGTAGGCCTCAGGACTTTTTTCGTAGATTTCGTTCAGGATCATACTGTATTTATTAGAGACCGCCTGCAACAGGAGGTGCTCCTGCGCCGGGTGTTGCTCCAGAAACAGGTGCTGGACCCGGTGCGGTACCGGGTTGTTCTCCAGCGCCGGGCATAGCCTCGGCTCCAGCCAACTCTTCGCCTGCTTGAATGTCGCTTTCTATCCCAGCAGGTGTAATGCCCACTGAACGTAGGTCCTGACCTTGAGTTGTTTCTAACTCGGGCTCTTCGCGCTCTTCTCTCCAAGCCTGTTCGTTTTCCATGATCTCTTCGTCGGTCAAGCCCAAGAAACGTTTGAGCATAAAGCGTTTGCTCATGTAAGGCAACTGTTCCAACTGTGTAAACGCACTAATACGTGCATTGTCCATTTCGGCCTGGCGATAACTGGCAAAGTTCTGCGGTGGTGTAAAGGTAATGTTGAACAGACTGGAGTCGATGTTGAAACCTCTCCAGTGCAGGAACATTTTAAATTCGTCGTCTAACTTCTGCATGATCAAGTTCTGCAGGCGTTTGCAGTACTGATTAAAGCGGTATTCTTGTATAAGTGCTGTGCCAACTCGACCGTCGTTCATGGGCACACTGCTATCGTCTGGGCCTGTGGGCAAGTAGCTACTGGGCACACGTAGTCCGCGGGCCATTTTGTTGTTGAAGTATTTTAAGTCGTCAATTTCGCCTAGATTTTGACCGCCTTGTAAAGTATCTACGCTGCTTCCGCGGCCAGTTTCGCCGTTGAACGGAAAGAAGAAGTCTTCGTTGATACTGAGTGGGTTGTAGCTGGCATCCATCATGTTGGCGCCACCGCCAGTATTGGTAGGAATTCTACGCTGGTGCATTTCGTTTTTGACACGTTCCACAAAGGCCATGGCCATGTGACTTGGCATGTTGCCCACGTCAATTTTGAAGATTCTACGCTCTGGAGCACGCTGTACACGATAAATCAAGACTGAATCTTCCAGCAGTTCTTTTTGCTTGTAGACTTTGAAAATGTTTTCCAGGATACTTTGTCCAAATGGCCAGAAGTAATCCAAACCCTCGTTGAGACCAATATGTACCACGTGTCTTGCATCCAGGCATGATTCGTTCATGGCCTGTGTAAAGCGGCTGTTGCCTGTGCCACCTCCGCCGCCACCTCCGCCGCCTCCGTTGGGTGCTGTATAGTTGTTTTGACCCGCACTTCCTGTAGCTCTACTCACATAATAGTCACTGGTGGTTTTTTGAGCCATGCTCATGTTTTGGAAATTGGGATTGATGTCGCGAATTACATATTGTTCAGGACGCTTGCCTTCTGATTCGTTTACAATGATTCTGGCAACTTTGACCATATCTACCCAGAACAGTTCAAATGTTTCTGGGTCACGCACAAACACTTGGTCGCCGTACTTGATAGTGTTACGAAACAGCTTGAACATGCGCTGGTCAAACTTGTTTAGTTTGGTCCATTGCTGTAACTGTTTTTTAATAATTTCAATTTCGTGATCGGTTGGCTTGTCACGAAAATGTATGTCAAACGGTGTTTCGTTGTCTTCGTTTAACTGTGTGGAGAATTCTGCAATAATGTCCAGGCAAGCATTGATTTCACTGTCACAGTCCATGTTTTCATACTGGTTGTAGCGTTCAATACGGTTTGGGTGTCCTGAATATACTTCCGGCAAGCGGCTGGCATAGTTACGGAACGCAAAGTCGTTGCCAGTTCCACTTGTGGCACCTTGTCCGGTCTGACGCGGATATCCGTCAAGGCCAAACTGATTCTGTCCACTGATTGGACTCAGTTGCCCGCCAGTGTTTGCTACCTTAAAATACTTTTTCCAGCCGCGTTTACGGTTGTTATCGTCGTTGTCTGCCATGGTAGTATATTTAGCGGATTATGAAGTACGCTGTAATATCTTGTTGTTGACTGCTACTGTTTGCTGTTGCAAGCGAACCATTTCGTCTAGTTTGGCGCCAAAACTGGCAAAGTGTTGATCTCCTCCACTGCCGTTGCCCCCGAGTCCTAGCTGTCGTTGTGCATCTTCGGCAGTAGCCTTGCCTGCGGCCTGTGTTGCATCTGGTGTGGCCTGTGCTTGATAACCGTTTTTGGGTCCTGCTGGTGCCTGAATAGCTGCTACCAAATCGTTAGGGTTAATGCCAGACTTGTTGCCGTTGAAACCGTCGTATGCTCCGCGGCCGCTCATGTCTTTGGGTAAACTGGCCCACGTACCGGCTAAATTTTTCATTACTGTGCCAGTGTCTTTTTTACCGTATCCGGCTTGATCAACCAGTTGTTGTGCCAAGAGATCCTGTGTCTTTTGATCAAATTTGGTCTTTGTTGGGTCCAGTCCTGATTTGGCAACTTGCTCTTTTAGCGTATCAGCAATCATTTGATACTTGCCGACTGCGGTACTGGCATGACCTTGGCCTATCATGGATTTTTGCATTTGCTGGACTTCGGCAATGGTCATATTGGTGAGGTCTGCACTGCCTGCTACCTTGGGCCCACCTTTTCTGCCGCCAACCAGGGCATTGTAGTTGCCACCACTTTCGCCTTTACCTATTAGGTCTAGCAAGGCACCGGCTTGTCCTGAAACACTGCCAGCGCCTCGACTTCCAGGGCCGTTGAGTTGTGTTCCACCTGCGCCGTGACTGGGCACGCCCAAACTCTTATTGATTACACCAGTAATGCTGTTGAGTGCTGATGCAAATTTGTTTACTGCGGGTATGGCCGCATCTACTAGACTAAAGCTGAGCTCTTGCATGTTCTTGGCAGAACCGGCCATGGCCTGCTGGGCCGATGTCAATTGACCTGTTTTGGTTCCGGCTCCTTGTGACGCCAGTTGTTCTTGTGCCAGTTTAACCGCTTCTTGACGACTTATGTTGTTTTGTTTTTCAAGTTGAGTGGCTTTATCGTTGATAGCTGCCATGTCATACATAGAAGCACCAAAATTTCCAGCCAGATCGTCGTTGTATTTTAAAGTTGCACCAAACCGTTTGACGCCTTCACTGGCTGCTTTTTGTGTGTTGGCCGCTTCGTCTTGTGCTTGTGCACCATTCTTTAAACTGTCAATACTCTTTTGAATTTGTCCACCGAATAGTACTTGACCTTTGACTGCGTCTTCGGTGGCTGGCACGCCCGCAATAGTAGCGCGAGCTAGATCAGCCATTGGACCTGGCAAGCTATTAACGTAGGCCGCCAACTGTTCGGCTTGCTTACCTTGCCCATTGGCTTCCATTTCAGCTATGGTAGCACGAAACTTAGTATTGGCTAGACTTTTTTGTTGCTCGTCTTCCTGTTGCTTGCGAGTTTGACCAGTCATTCTAGCCAACTGATCTACTTCTAAGATATAGGCCTGCGAACTGGCACGCAGTTCATCAAAAGTTTTGTTTTGTTGTCCACCGTATCTGCTGAATGCCGACACGTATTTGCCAGCTTGCTCGCTGACATCGTCGATGCTCATGCCTAGATTTAGGAAGCCTTGCCCAATAGGCCCTGATGTTATATCACCGGCTAACTTTGAAAACTTTTCAGCACCTTCAGCTACTGATCCACCAAATGCTGTCATACCCACGGTATTTTGATTTATCGATTTGATAAATGATGGTAGGCTCACTAGGCCAAGTTGTGTAAACTGTCTGCGCACTCCGTCAATACCGTCTGCGGCCAATGCACCCGAGTCGCCCAGGTCTTGATAATTTTTAACCAGCGCATCAGTTTGTTGAAGTACAAATTTAGCAGCATCCCCAGCAGCACCGGCCAATTCTTTAAGGCCAGCACCCACAACCGGAATCATGCTGGCCAACCCACCAATGGCCTTGGTGGTTAGATCTATGACACTGTTCATGGACGAGAACTTGCCGCCGCCCTCGGCTAATGACTTAGCAGCGCCACCAAAGTCTCGGGCTAAACTTGTAGCACTTTTGGTTAATTTGGTAAAGCTGTTATCGGTATCTTGTGTAGCTGTGCCCAGGCCGCTCATAGTGCGACGTAGGTCGTCCATTTCGCGCAGTAGATCTTCTTCGTTTTGTTGAGCCATGGTTTAAGTGCCAATAAGTAATAGGTAACTATATTTATGGTGAAAAAATGACCAATCCTTTAAGTCAGTATTTTAGACAACCTGCTATCTACATCAAACTGCCCAGTGACGGAAAATACTATCCGCAGGGTGCTATAAACATGCCGGCCAACCGCGAATTTCCGGTCTTGCCCATGACAGCCATTGATGAGATCACTTATCGCACACCAGATGCCTTGTACAACGGCACTTCAACTGTTAATGTAATCCAGAGCTGTGTGCCCGACATCAAAGATGCTTGGTCTATACCAGCTACCGACATTGATACCTTGTTGGTGGGCATTAGAATTGCCAGCTACGGTCACGAAATGGAATTTGATAGTCGTTGCCCAGCGTGCGGACACGAACACGAGCTTGCATGTGATTTGCGTGCTGTGTTGGATGGCATGCGAGCTCCTGACTACAATCAAAAAATACAATACGGTGATTTAGAAATTTATTTCCGTCCAATGACCTACAAGAATCTCAACGAAAACAACATGGTTCAATTTGAGCAACAAAAGATCTTATCTACGTTGCCCAATGCAGACATACCAGACGAAGATAAAATGACTGCGCTGGGCGTTGCCCTCAGGCAGGTAACAGAACTCACAGTCAATAGTTTATCGCACAGCATTGCTGCTATTAAAACACCGCAGGCCATGGTTAACGACACCACGCAGATTGCCGAATTCCTTAAAAACTGCGATCGAAAACTGTTTAACCAAATTAGAGATCACGTGATTGGGTTAAAAAATCAAACCGAAATGCAACCACTCAACATTGTGTGTCCTGAATGTCAGCACGAATACAAACAGCCTGTGACCATGGACATGGCAAGTTTTTTCGAGTCCGCCTCCTAGTCCTGGACTCTGACGAAATTTCCAAGCTGGTTGAGGGTATGGAAAAAGAAAGCGACAGTATTAGACAAGAGGCGTTGAAAATGAGCTGGTATATGCGAGGTGGTCTTAGCTATGATCATGCGCTACAGCTCAGTGTTAGCGAGCGGCGTGCCATCAACGAGATTATCAAAGAAAATCTTGACACTACCAAAAAAACCGGATTGCCATTTTTCTAATGCTAGATCTAGCCACTGTCACTGCTGATATCAATCGTTGGATTGAAACCTTTGTAGAGGTGCCGCATCCAGCCCTGGGTGGTTGGGCACCTTGTCCCTATGCTCGCCAAGCCAGGCTTAATCAAGAATACGACATACGCATAGGCACCAGCCCTGGGTATGATCTTGTGGGCCTGTCACAGAACAAGCTGGGCAATAAAAAAGTTATAATGTTTGTGTATGATCCTGCTGAAATATCAACAGCTGATCTAGAAAATTATACCAACTACTACAATCGCTTATGGTTAACCGGGCAGGATCTTGTGGCCTTAACGGATCACCCCGATGATGCTGAAGTTGTAAACGGTGTTGGCATGAATCAAGGACAATATGCCTTGCTCCTGGTCCAGAGCTTGGCTGAACTAAATGAAAAAGCCCAGCAGCTGGGCTCTAAAGGATTTTATAACAACTGGTCCGAGGACTATGCTAGGTCCGTGTTTGCACATCGTAAAGATCCGCGACTGACTTGATCCTGCTGTCGCGCCGACACAGTCTACGATACTCGTCTGCATCAGTACTCCATACATCTCCGGTCCACCATTCAAAGCCCGCAATATCGGCCTTGTACAGACTGCTGCGTTCGTAACCGGGTCCTAGGTACACAAACTCATAACCTTCTTGTTTGGCCCAGGCAATTTCGTGTTCAAGACTACGTGATCCCAATCTACTTGCCGGCAAACTATAGTCCCACACAAATAAAGCAGTTTCGATGGCACGGTCTGAGTATCGGCGCAGTTTGGCCCAGGCCACAAAGTCCCCTGCATCTGTGTAGTAGGCCATGAACTGATCCTGCTCCAGGTGTTGTCCTACTTCAAAATACTTTTTAAACCGCTTGTGGTAGCAGTAGGCTGTGTAGATATGATCCATTTCAGTTAAAGGCAAGGGATCTGGTAAAATATGAGCAGATGGAATTAGGTCGTAATCGGTGTTGGCTGTGCGTACTCTGGTACTGCGACTTTGATACCACCGCGGCTGATTGTCTTTTACTGTGACCAGGAATCCAAACTCCAGGGCTGCTGTGTATTCGTGACTGGCTACATCTACCAGCTCGCAGTCAAAGTGAAACAGCTCGCCCTGTTCCTGGTGGCCAAAATTATGATTGAACTTGATTTTCATATAATTATGTATGTATATTATAAACAAAGGAAAAATAATGGATCTCTACACTATCTGGGCAAACAAAGAAGGCGACATCACAGACCTGGATTGGGTCAACGGAATGAAAAGTTTCTTTGATCATTTGATCACGGAAGGCAAAATGGAAAGCTACAGAATTACCAGATGCAAAATGGGCTTCCGTAGTATTGCTGACATGCCCGAATGGATGATACTCATGGAGTTTCGAGACATGGGCCAAATGGACTCGGCATTCCGTCGTGTTGCTCCACTCGAAGGTGAACTTGAAGAGAAACACAAAAGTTTCAATCAGTTTGTTGCTGGAGACATACAGCATGCCTTGTTTCGAGATTGGCCTGATACCAACTTGTAAGATCTCTAACGAGATCTGTTCTTTTCGCTTTGCTCAAGAACTGTTTTGTCTTTCGCATTATCCAGATTAATTGGTCACAATTCACCGTATGCACGGTGAATTGACTGGTACACATTATCCGAGTAGCATAGTCATTTACAATAAAGAGATTCGTTTTCACGACGGAGGCGGTTGACCGGTACCCCCTACTCTAGCTTCACATATCAACGG